GTGAACCCGGGCTCCATCATCCTGTCCGCAGAGATGATGCTGCGCCACATGCAGTGGTTCGAAGCCGCAGACCTGATTGTCAAAGGCATGGAAGGCGCTATCGCCGCCAAGACCGTGACCTATGACTTCGAACGTCTGATGGAAGGCGCTAAGCTGCTGAAATGTTCAGAGTTTGGCGACGCGATTATCGCGAACATGTAATCCCGTTGGTGGATTAAGTAAAAGCGGGAGCCGATGGGCTCCCGTTTTTTTTGGAGTGTGCGGAGGCTTCCCCAAAACTTCCCCAAAATTCTTCCCCAAAACTGATTGAAGATCATACTGCTTTTTTACCAACAATGATCCACTCTTTACCGCGGTCATCATTGTATCTGTCAGTCATTTTCATTGTTTTGTGGCCCAATAGTTTCTGGGTGTCTATCCCTTGCTCACGATACAAGCGCTCGGAAAGTGATCTCTGTTCATGGAAAGTCGGAGCTGTTCCCTCTTCCCAGGTTAGACCGCTTTTATCCCGTGCTTTCTTGAACGTTGAAGTAAGTGTCTTGGCTGACACTTGGTCACCACGACTAGCCTGTGAGGTGCTATGGCGAAAATGAACAAGGTATTTACTCACCACAGCATCTCTACATTTTGAAATAACATCACTCAGAGTAATATTTAACGCTTCATTTCTGAGAGAAAGGGGAATGGCTAATCGAGTTCCTGTTTTCTCCTGCTCAATATGCAGCATATCATCCCATACATCCGAAAACTTCATATTGCAAATATCTCCTAGGCGTTGCCCTGTTACAATGGCAAGCAACATTCCACATTGTAAATAAGGTTGTTGTTGTTCGGCGGATGTATAAATAGCCTTCCACTCCTCCAGAGATAGCCTTTGTCTGCTTATCTTGTTTCGTGGCTGTTTCGTTGCTTGGGCAGGGTTGTATCCTGGCGGAACGTGACCAGCATGTTGAGCCTCCTTAAAAACATCTATTAGTACCATGCGTACAACTTGAGCCATCCTGTTATGACCCTCTGCCTTAACAGCATCTGTTATTTCGGAAATATCAAGTGCTGTAATATCTTTTAGATATTGCATTCCACAATGTTCCCGAAAAAGACGGATTGGTTTAGCTTTCTGTCGAAAAGAGTTTGGGCGCAGCTCGTTGTGTTTCAATCTTTCCTCCTGCACCAATTCATATTTGTCGAGCCATGAAGAAACTGTAATATCCGTGCGGTTTCCTTTCATGCGAGCTAGGCGCTCGTTAATACCAAGGATCTGCCTGGTTCGCTGCTCTGCAATAATAGTATTTGCTTCACTTGCCACCTGCTTTGCTTCAGCTTCGTCCGTGCCGAGGCTGTGAAAACGACCAGATATCGGGTGTTTGTATTGCCAGTAAACCTTTCCGGTACGTTTATCAAGTTTGCAATATAGGTTTGGAATAGTGATTTTATGGGTACGCGGTCTAGCTGCCATCGCTAATTATCCGTCTCAGTTTTGGGTTAAGATTTATTGGAAGTTGCGGTTCAGCAACTACACCTATAAAACGAGCTTCTTTGTCAACCATCCAGCGCCGTCCGACTCTCATCGGTGGTGGCGCTATCATCTGACCTTTAGCGTATTTTTTTAATACTCGCTCGCTAGGGGCTTCACTGCCGAATTCATCTTTCGCCCATTCGAGTAAAGAGACCATACGTGACATTTCTTCTCCACATACCGGCTGCACCCGGTTATCGAACGTTATAAGCACATGACGAGCAACCACCACGAATCCCGTCATTACATCTTCTGCAAAGCTGGTGGTCTCGATCATCCTTATCTGTTTCGTACATCTTCAGTTTGGCAATCACCGTTTTAGATTCTGGGAGAATCTGTTTGCGAAGGTTTGCAACTTCATCGGCTAATTCCATAAGACGGCAATGAAGGTCCTTTGCTTCATCCTTATACCAGGCTAAATCATCCCGCATACGCCTCCATCGCCGGCGCTTTAATTTACTTGGCATCAGTCATCATCCTCATCATCGTCGTCATCGCAGGATGCGAGCAATGGATTCATTCGCCGCCCTACCTGGCAGGCGTACCCGCGGCGACCGAGGTTGTGTAGCACGCTGTAGATTTCGAACATTTCGGTTCGCTCATCACCAATATCAAGCTCACAGGCCAGCGCGTGGCATTCAGTAGCGAGCTCCGATATCTTCTGAAGTAATTCGACTTTATTCACCTTTCACCTCAGCGATGGCTGCTACTGCATCCACGGCGTACATGCTCAGTGTATTTGGAATTGGTTTTTCCTCCGGCACTACCGTCACCGGCTGCGCGTTAGCCGCCGAGCGGAGCCGGAATGGCAAGTCGAACCACACACATGCACCCGTCCTGTCTTTAGTAGTCAGCAGGTCTTCAATTGCTGACGCTGCGGTATGAAGCAATTCTGCGCTAACTACCGGCGCTGGCTGCGGGGTGGTACGTCGAGCGTAACGGAACCCGGCACGGAATGCGTCCGAAAGCTGGCTGTGACCGTCAACCGTCAAGCGGTGCAGCTGCAGCGCGGTATTAAGCTCACCGTCGGTTACTGCTAACGGCTCGCTGTCCATTGCGGCCAGCGCCAGCTTGAATGCGGCCAATGTGTTGCTATCAGTAATGCCAACGGCTTGGATTGCTGAAATTTGATGCTGTAACCATTCTTTGGTTAATTTGCTAGTCATTAGTTGGCTCCTGGCTTATTGATGCGCGATGTTATATTCCGACCGCAGTCGCAGCAGTAGAAAGCTTTCCCGCCGCGAATGCCGCTGGTGTGCTGCCCTTCAAGGAATGAGCCATCCCAAGCATAAAACTGTTTGAAATCCACAACCTCTTTCGTGTGGAATCCATTCTCACCGCCGCAGTGCGGGCATGAACTCGGGTTTTCTATAGCCATCACTCAGCCTCCACCTTGAAGCCAGCGGCGCGAGGTATATTTTCCTCAACAATGCGTACGGTGGGCTTATACATCTCGATGGCGGTAAGCCAGTCAGCACCCGTCATCCGTTTTTCTGAATCACCATTAGCCCAGGTGACAGGCACTCCGATAGCCTTCATGGCAATCTCAATTTCGCCAGCAATCGCGCTCTTACCACAGCCAGTAAAACCGGCCACAGTAACCAGAACCTCGCCTTGCTTCACGGTGACGGTGCGGGACTCCAGCTCGGCGATGCGCTGGCGCAGTGCTGTGTTATCGTCGAATAGCTCGCAAACATGGCGATTCTGTTTGCGGATCCGATTATCCATCTCGGTAATTGTGTCCTGCGCTTTCTCCAGCGCCTCTACCAGCAATAGCGCGAGTTTTCGCAGATGGTCTTTACTGCCATTTGCCGGATTTGAAAGCTCAGAACGTAGCTGCGCCAGTTCGGTGATATCAGTCATTGGCTTTTCCCTCGCTGCGAAACATCATGATTGTCAGGTCGCCTTTAGTGGCCAGGCGAACGGTAGAGCCAGGTTCCATGCTGTTAAGCCCAAAGGCGTCATAAAGATCATTCACAGCTTTCTGGCGGCGAGATTCCTTACGACGCTTGTCCCACTGCCTCAGAGCATTTTTGATAATCCACTGGCCTGTTTTAACCATGATGTATGCCCATCCAAGAATGGCTAAACCGGTATTGAGATAAGTGGCGATGCTCATTTCCCGGCCCCCTCGCGCAGTTGCTGGGCATACGCCAGCAATGTTTCGCAGATATAACCAGCGCCATAACATTCGTTGGCAGCCTGCTCCACCCCATCAGCCTTAATCCCGGCTACGATGCGATCGGTTGCGGGACATGCCTTCTTGATAGCCTCTTCGGCTTCTGCCCGGGTCAGGAATCCGCTTTTCCCGTCATTGCTGACCATCTGGCTGTCGAACCATGCCTGCAGACCAGCAACGGTAATATCATCGGGAATCTCGGCCCCAGCTTCGTCTGTAGTACCTTCCAGCCAGTCGCGAGCAGCAGACTCCCTGCCAAGCGAAAGGCAAGCCAGCGCCGCCTGAGCACCAAGCATCGTTTTGTGGAACATCCATGAAGTGTTAAGTTCACGGGCTGCGCCGTTGAGAAGATAGGCATTCTCCGTAACCAGTCGGTCACGCTCGGCGCGTAATTTCTCAACTTCAGTGACCAATGCGGCATTACGTTCTGCCAGTTGGTTGAGTGTTAATCCGTCGTTGTTCATGCTACCCACCATTCAATAACCATGCAGATACCCCAGGTCACGACGAAAACAGCGACCCAACCGGCAATATCGATCACAGCTGCGAACCAGAGCAGGGCGCGCCGGCTGTAATTTTCAGGTTCAAAGTTCATTGCGCCTCCCCAAGCACCCAACGAAGTGCGTTCGCATAATCACCCTCGGCAGATTCCAGGGCTTTTGTGATTTCTTTGCGGGTTTTCAGGCGCGGCTTTGCCTCACCGAGGATCTGACGTTGACGCCGGGCTTTTTCATGGCCGGTTGTGCCAGCGGTCGCCTGCTCGATTTCCGCTACCTTCTCCCGCTGTTCTTCGGGTTTAAGCGATGCCAGCTGACGCGCCTGGGTAACGGTAACTGTGCCAGCCTCCACCGCTTCCCTGACGGCCTGGGTGGCATCGAGAAGGGAAAGCGTTGCACGAACGGTCTGAACGCTGCAGCCAAACAACACTGCAATGTCGTCCTCATCGAGCCCGCGGTCGAGTGCGTCTGACATTTTTTTAGCCCGGCCAAGCGGTGTATCAGGTCGGCGAATTTCGTTTTCGCTGACCATGTATTTAGCCATCTGATTTGCTGACCCGCGCTTAACAACCCCAGGAACAAGCAGTGGGTCTTTGCCCTCTTTCAAAAGAAGCTTATTTGCCTCCAGGGTATGTTTTACGCGCTGACGGCCTACAACTACGCAGGTGAGCCCAGTTTCAGGGTCTTTCCAGACGATGATAGGTTCCAGTACACCCAGCTCTTTGATGTTCAGAACCATCCCTTCGTCGATAGGAAGGTGGATGCGCTCATCGTAAAGCGGGTGCGTTTTGTCGGTAACCAGGTGCAGGTTTTCAGGTTCGAACGTCAAAACGTTGGTTTTTCCGTTGGCGCCGTATACAAGCTTTGAGTCTTTAGCCATCAGAGAGCCTCCACATTACGGAAGCTGGTGGGGCAAATTGCTTTCAAATCGCGCATAGCCTCTAGAACATGCATATTTGTGCGATTCTTGGTGTGTCGCTCGGTCAGGCGATCACACTCTTTCGCCCATGATTTGACCTCTGCGAGAAGGGCGTCACGTTCGGTGCGCGTCTGGCGCAGAGCTACATTCGAAACATCGAGGACGGTAGCCAGTTCCTTGATGATTGCTGCCTGTGCTGGTGGCATAGTTTTGGCTATTTCGTACGCCTGTTTGATCAGTTGATTTGCTGTCTTAGCCATCTTTTGTTCTCCATCTGACGCGCTGCAACGCGTAAATTTAGGGTGCAGCAACCCAACCCATGAGAATGGGTTAGATGCTTGGTTAATTTATCGCTTAGCTTCGCCGCCGAGAGCTTTGGTCAAATCAGAAATCAGAGTACTCATTTCACCTGTCATGAGAATGAAATCTGCATCGAACCGCTGTGCTACATCCTCACGATCGATATCATCATTTTGAGATACGAGCTCATCAGCGAATTTAATACGCTTAATGGATACGTCGTCACAAAGGGTAAAGCGAATACGATCCTGCCAATCGAGGAATAATTTAGTGACAACCTTTCCAGCTTCGATGTGGGTATGAATTTCGTCACTTACGAGGTCTTGTTTCTTGAAGCGTCCAATACCTCCGGCCTCCAAAACAGCTTTAATTTCTGCTTCATCACCCAGATTAAAACCATTAGGCGCGCTGCCTGAACGAACCCATTCAGTCATCGTTAGCTCGACAGGCTCTTCCATTGTCAAAGGAACGACGGGAAGAGATCCCAGGGTCTTGCGCAGGAGTGCCAGGGCATCTTCAGCACTGCGCGCACTGGAGGCATCGACTATGACCAGGTGATCGGTGGTATTCACCCAGATTCGCGTGATGATGTTCCGTGAGAAAGCCCTGGGGAGAAGGCTATGTAAAACCTCATCGCGTAGAGCATCCTTTTCAGTCTTTTTCAGACGTCGCGCCTGTTCTGATTCAAGCTTAGAAATTTTCTTGTTGAGCTCATCGGTAATGGTTGGGCGTGGGATAATTTTCTCTTCCCGGCGGATCACGAGCAGAAGCTGACCGCTAACAAAATGAAATAGCTGGTCAGAATACTGTCCAAGGGGAGATACCCAACCGGATTTAGCCATATCCTGACTCCCGCAAGGAGAGAAACGGAATGGTTCAAGCTTGTCTGCCAGATCCGCGATGGTGTGTTCTTCCACGATGGTAATATCGCGAGAGAGCCGGTAAATAAGAGCATTTTTGAAGAAGTTCATTTCGTTTCCTCGATCCGCCACTGCAATGGCATCAGGTTAGTTATCTCCACACAACAAAAAGAGCACTACAGCGTTCTGCCGTTCCATCCTGGCTTTTGGTACCGCAACGGCTGCGAGATGTTTTTTGCATGCCAGCGCTCTTTTGGTTGTGGACTCGTCTCTTCCGAAGAGTCACACCTTTTCGCGTCCGTTGAAAGAAATCTAAAATAATTTAGTTTTTTGGTCAAGGTGAATAAACTAAATATTCTTAGTTTTCACCATCGGTAGAGTAGAGGAAAGGATTAGCGGCGCATCTGGCGGCGGTGTTCGACAACGACACCGATGATGGAAATTTTTTCAACAGCAGAGTTTAAAGCAGCAAAATCAGGGTTTAACGGGACCAATTCGAAAACCTCTTCACCATTTTCATTGACACCCCTTGCGCGGTATTTTTTAAAAGTGGCGTATTCACTACCGTTTTTGGCTACAACATAGTCCCCAGGACCTGGACACAAGTCAGGATCCACAATGATAGTGTCTCCCTCTTTGAACTCTGGCTCCATAGATTTTCCACGTACCTTAAGAGCGAAGGTACCGAACGAATGAGCGCCGTTTGTTAAAATGTAATCCACGGCACCCTCTAAATTACGAGCATCACTTTCAGATGTCCAAGTTCCCGCTTGAACCCAACTTATGATAGGGATCTGCATAGCGCCTAAGTTGCCAGGCGCTACATTGGAGAGTTCCTCTTTACCGGTGAGGAGAAAGTCCTCAGAAACACCAAAATACCGAGCTAATTTTGTCAGCGAGACTCCTCCGGGTATGTTTTGGTCTTTCTCCCAGTATCCAATGGTGACATCTGTCACTCCAACAACTTTACCCAGTTGCTTCTGGGTAAGCTTACGATCCTTTCTTAATGATTTTAAACGACTTCCAAATGTGCTCACTGTGGTTCGCCATGTTATGAAAACTAAATTATCTTAGCTTTAATTGATCTAAATTTGCTTTGGTCTTAATATCTAAATAAATTTAGGAGGGTGTATGACAACAACAGAGTTAGAAACGTTCTTCGGAACCCCCAACAAGGCAGCAGACTTCTTCGGTGTTTCTCCTGAGGCTTTTTATCAATGGCGAAAACGCCCGGGCAGTCTGATCCCAAAAGGTCGCGCTGCAGAAGCTGCATATCGTACTAATGGGCAGCTAGTTTTTCGACCTGAGCTTTATCAAAAGGCTACAGATTCGGCTGCTTGAAAGTAACTACAAAAGGAAAATCAATATGGTAGAGCCAAACCTCAAAGAAGCCGTCAAAGCGATGTGCAAAGCATATCCAGGTGGGCGCGAAGCGATGGCTGGCGCACTGGGAATGACGGTGACGCAGTTTAACAACAACCTTTACGAGAAAAACGGCTGTCGTTTCTTCGAAGTCAGCGAGCTGGAAGCGATGGAAGACATTTCCAACACGTCGTTACTGGCTGACTACTTCGCTCGCCGTCGTGGTGCTCTGCTGGTGGATGTTCCTCACCTGGAAGAACTCGATCGCGTGGACTTGTTCAGCCGGGCAATGCGTACCTCTGCCGCCAGGGGACAGGTTGATCAGATTATCGAACAGGCACTTGAGGATGGGGTAATCGAAAGACATGAAGCTGAAGAAATCATGGTGCATCACCGCCGCCATCTGGCAGCTCGGGAAGAAGAGATTGCCGCAATTATCACGTTATTTTCACGCAAAAAGAAGTGACGCCAGCGAGTTGCAGCTCCTGGCGTCGTGGCGTGTCGTTATCAGTGGAGATTACTAACGCATGAACAGTTTATCAACACAGTACCGCAGGTCGCAACTTGTAGCGCGGCCAGTTCCTGGTGGTGCAGGACCGGTGCAGTTCGTGTATGGGGTAAGAGTACCAGGCGGGTTCGAACCTGTCTGCTACCAGTTTGCTCAGTGGGTGGTAGGGGACTTTAACGGCCAGGCGGAGAAAGTATGCGAGAACTTAACCGATGGTTCAGAGATCACTACGGTGTCCCGGTCAGGGTCATACGCTGGGAGCCCCAGACACAGCGCGTTATATACCTGCGCGAAGGGTATAAGCACGAGTGTTTCAGCCCCCTCGAGCAGTTCAGACGAAAATTCAGGGAAATAGAGGGGTCTTATGAGCCTGTTAATGCCATCAAGGCCGATAGTCATCAATCCTGACCTTGCCTATAGCATCGGCCTGAATGAAGCCATTGCGCTGCAGCAGCTTAACTACTGGCTGCAGGAGACTAACTCAGGGCTGGAGCGTGACGGCGTACGCTGGATCTACAACACGACAGAGCAATGGCTGGAGCAATTCCCGTTCTGGTCTGAATCCACTCTGAAGCGCACCTTCACCCGGCTGAAGAGCCTGGGCGTGCTTAAAGTTGAGCAGCTGAACAAGTCCCAGCGCGACATGACGAACTACTACACGATCAACTACGAAAGCGAGCTTTTAGATGAGGTCAAAGTGACCAAATCGAAGAAGTCAAAATGCGCCGTTCCATCAGGTCAAAATGACACGATGGAAGAGGTCATTGTGAAACGCTCCACCGGGTCAAAACGAACCGCTGTCATCAGGTCAAATTGGCACGATGATCTTACAGAGAATACAACAGAGAGTACTACAGAGATTACAGGTAAAGACTCTTGTCCGGTTGCGCTGCAACCAGACCAGACCGATCCGGCAGATCTCGTTCTGGATCATTTCAATCGGGTAACCAACTCGACCTATGGCAAGGGGGGACGAACCAAAACGACGCTGGGTTATATCCGGGGACGCCTGGCCGAAGATTACAGCCCTGAAGACCTGATGCTGGTGGTTGACTACCTGAACGCGAAATGGGCTCAGGATCCGAAGATGAGCGATTACCTGCGGCCCAAAACGCTGTTTGCTCCCGAGAACTGCGTCGAGTATTTCGACAAGGCCAAAAAATGGGAGGCCGCCGGACGCCCAGCCTGGACTGGCGGCAAGTGGGTTAAACAAGACACGGCGTTCAAGTCCAGTTATTCCGAGGTGGATTATTCAGTGCCAGCGGGGTTCCGTTCATGAGCAAGCCATTTCTGAAATGGGATGGTGGAAAGTATACCCAGCTGGCTGACCTGTTCGTGCATATCCCGGCAGGGAAACGCCTGATAGAGCCATTCGTTGGTGGTGGGTCTGTATTCCTGAACAGCGAAAAGCACGCAGATTACCTGCTGGCGGACGTTAACCCGGACCTGATTAATCTGTATCAGATGTTAGCGGTGGTGCCGGATGAAGTGGAATTGAAGGCCCGCTGGATGTTCGAGCACATGCGGTCACCAGATGGCTATGAGCTGATCCGTTCCGAGTTCAACGCTCAGACGCTGGATGCTACTGAACGCGCAGCTGCATTCCTGTATCTCAACCGGCATTGCTTCAATGGCCTGATGCGCTACAACCAGGCGAACAAGTTCAATGTGGGCTGGGGAGGCTACAAGGCGCCGTATTACCCGCTGGGCGAAATGAAATCCTTCGCCGCTATGGCGTATAACTGCGTATTCATGGCCGCTGACTATCGCCGAACTATCAGCCTGGCCGGGAAAGGGGATGTGGTTTACTGCGATCCGCCTTACGAACCGATGCCGGGAACAACCGGATTCACCGCCTACGCCGCTGGTGGTTTTAACTGGGAGAACCAGGTAGACCTGGCAAAGCAATGTGTATCTGCCTTTCACCGTGGGGCTCGGGTAGTAATTTCAAACTCATCTGCACCGAAGGTTCTCGACCTGTACCGGGAGCATGGTTTTAACCTGCAATTCATCAACGCGCGCCGTTCGATCTCCTGCAAAAGCAGTACGCGGGAAGTCGCAAAAGACGTTGTAGCGATCCTTTAAGGGGGCTAAATGAAACTGACTTTACCATTTCCACCGAGCGTAAATAGTTACTGGCGCGCCCCGAGCAAGGGGCCGCTGAAAGGCAGGCATCTGGTAAGCGAGACAGGGCGCAAGTTCCAGCAGGCAGCGAGAGCGGCGATTATTGAGCAACTGCGGGCCGTTCCCCGGCCATCCTCTGATCTGGCCGAGGTTCACATAGTGTTGTATCCGCCGGATCAGCGCCGTCGGGATATCGATAACTACAACAAAGCGCTGTTCGATGCCCTGACTCTAACAGGCGTCTGGGAAGACGACAGTCAGGTTAAGCGCATGCTGGTGGAGTGGGGGAACATCGTGAAGAAAGGGAAAGTAGAAATCACCATCCGTCGTTTTCGTGCAGCTGCCTGACGTGGAGATGATATGAGAGCACTACTAACCCCTGAGATTGCCCCCCGTATGGGCGTTGTTCTTCTTCGCCCAGGTGCTGATCTCATGCCGATGTTCAGGAGAGGGCGGGTACTTATTGAGCCTGCTCCGGAAAAATACAGTGACTACGCAACCGGCGTCATCCCTCCCGCCACGCAGCCACTGGCAGAAGACCCGGTTTTGAAACCAGTCTTCGAAAACAAAGACGTCATTCTGCGCGCGGGTGGTATCAGCGCACTGGAGGCCGAGCTGGAGCGTCGTTTTGAATGCCAGTATCCGCACGGCTCGTGGCACAGCGAAAATTTTACGCTGTTCCGGCATGAGCCTGGCAGCATCCGCCTTTGCTGGGCCTGCGATAACCTAGTGCGTGATCAGTACACAGAGACGCTGGCAGGCATTGCGCGTGGGAACCTGGTATCCTGGCTGATAACGGTCATCCGCTCACAGCTGGGGTTCAACGAAGATCATCAACTGACGATCCCCGAGTTGTGCTGGTGGCTGGTAATAAACAATCTGGCGCACGTCATTCCTGAATCGCTGGCCCGGAAAGCCCTGCGATTGCCGGAAATAAAGCATCAACCGGTGATGAAGGAGAGCGATATTGTGCCGGAGCCAGCGGCGAGCGAAGTGGTGCAGAAAAAGATTCTCGGTCTTCGCGTAGATCCTGAAACGCCGGAATCATTCATGTTGCGACCAAAGCGCCGCCGCTGGGTAAACGAGAGCTGGACGCGCTGGGTTAAGTCTCAGACGTGTGTCTGCTGTAACAAACAAGCAGATGATCCCCATCACCTGATAGGCCACGGACAAGGTGGAATGGGAACGAAAGCGCACGATTTGTTTGTGTTGCCGCTTTGCAGAGCGCATCACGACGAGTTGCACGCTGACACCGTGGCATTTGAGGAGAAGCACGGCTCACAGCTGGAGCTGCTGTTTCGATTTCTGGATCGTTCGCTGGCAATTGGCGTGCTGGCATAGTGGAGAACGCATAATGATTAACCCGTCCGAGGTTGGAAAAGCTGGTGAAATGGTCAGGCTGAAAACGCTTGAGGCCATCTGGATTCAGGGGAAGCTGCGCATGTGGGGCCGCTGGTCCTACATCGGCGGCGGTAGTGGTGGAAATATGTTCAATCAGCTATTGGCGTCAGGGAAGATAACGAAGACCGCTATAAACGATGCTTTGCGCCGTATGAAAAAATCAGGCATTACCAAGCCAGAGCTTGAGGCGTTTTTTCGTGAAATACTCGCGGGGAAAAACAAAAGTGGCCTGGCCTTCTGTACAGACGATGAAGGACTGCTGATTGATAAGGTACTGGGGGCAGTCCTTATTACGGGTGGTCACAAAGAGCTATATCACCTGCTGGTGGAGCATTACCGGTTACGGAAGAGCAAACGCCTCATAGCGGAAGAGCTCTATGAAAAGCATCCGGACTGGTGCTTTATGACATGTAGACGAAGAGTTGATACATGGCTAAGTTTGGCAGAATCGATGCTGTACACACCAATGTGTGACGCATTCGGTACAAATGGCGACAGATTTTACTTGCAAAGTGAGCCAGAAACTGCTTGAATTGTGATAGGCTCGGGACGTTAAAGCGAACTGAGCAGCAGAACCAAAAAAACCCGCTTAAAGGCGGGTTTTGTGCGAAAAATAGCCACTCCAAAATGGCCCATTAAAGCATGGTAAAATACGTGTTAACCCCACAAAGAGGAGTTAGACATGGCTATTACCCTGCATCATAAAGAAATCATGATTCTCATGACGGACCCCAACTTAAAAGTGCCGGTCCAACATACCAGCTTCCCTTTTGAGCATCCCTACAAAATTGATTCGGCTATAGAACAGCTATACCAACTGGGATACATTACAGCAGTGCAATCAAAAGCTGACTCTCATTGGATCGCCACTTCTATTACTTCAAAAGGCTTCTCCTTTCTTAAAGAGGAAGGATTAATTTAAAAGAAATTAAGCAAATGTTTTTATCCAACCTCGCTTCGGCGGGGTTTTTTCATTTCAGGCTCACGGGAATTATCTTCGATACGGATCGTTGTTAAATCAGCCCGATGGGCCTGACCCTTTTCAAACACACAGCACCCCGTTAACCCGGAGGTGAACCTATGGCAAAGCATATGCAAGACAAAGAAAGCATGGCCGGAATCACCTGGCTGGCTCTGCTGATCATTGCTGGCTGGGGCGGCCTTGTCCGATTCCTGATGGATGTGAAGCAGGGCAAAGCGAAATGGAGCTGGATAAATGCTTTTGCGCAGATTGTGGTTTCGGCTTTTACCGGGGTCATTGGTGGGCTCATCAGCATTGAAGGTGGCCTGAGTATTTACATGATACTGGCCACTGCCGGTATCAGTGGTGCTATGGGTTCCGTAGCGCTCACGTATTTCTGGGAACGAATCACCGGAGTGAAAGCACAATGACAGCAGACCAGATTATCGAGGGGATCCTCGGAAAAGAGGGTGGTTATGTCGATCACCCCTCTGATAAAGGAGGGCCAACCCGCTGGGGCATCACGCAAACCACAGCTCGCGCACATGGCTACACCGGTGATATGCGAAACCTGCCCAGGGAAACAGCAAAGCAAATCCTGCTGAGCGATTACTGGACTGGCCCCCGGTTCGACCAGGTGGCGAGTTTGTCTACGTTACTGGCAGATGAGCTTTGCGACACTGGGGTGAACATGGGGCCATCGGTTGCCAGTAAGTTTTTCCAGCGCTGGCTGACGGCAATGAATGTCCGCGGGAAGCTTTATCCCGATCTTATCCCGGATGGAGCCATTGGCCCCCGAACCATCACTGCGCTTAAGGGATATCTTTCCGCCCGCGGGAAAGAGGGTG